TCGTCGTGGCTTAATTGACCCAAAGACTTGGGCAATGGTTTATCAGCAGCAAGATGTTGAGTCATCAGCAATCTTTGCCCCAGAGTGTGTACGCGGATCTATCAGCGGTATGCGCCCTATCGGTCCATTGATTCCTGGCGCTCCAGGACAGCCTGCTCAACTGAATGACCAATACATTGTCTGCTCTATGGATCCTGCCATGTCAGGTGACACCTTCTCCATCGCTTACGCGGGAGATAGAACCACAGGCAAGCGGTACTTGCTAGAGGCATCTCGTATGCCGGCACCTACCCCACAAATGATTCGTGACTTAATCAAGGGCTGGACTGATAAGTACAAGCCTAAAGTTTGGGTCATCGAGAAGAATGCTTTTCAGCTCTTCTTGACACAGGACGAAGAGATTAACCGTCACTTGTCATCACGCGGTATCCGCCTTGTTCAGCACTATACAGGTGCCAACAAAATGGATGCTGAGTTTGGTGTGGCATCTATGGCGGGTCTGTTCGGCTCGGTAGACAACCAAGGCAAACACATGAAGAATAACCTACTGGAATTGCCACGAGCCGACAACGAACATATCAAGGCATTGATCGAGCAGTTAATTACTTGGTCTGCTGGAACAAAAAATAAACAGGACGGCCCGATGGCTCTCTGGTTTGCTGAGACGCAGATGAGAGACTATATCAATCAGGCAGGCGCTTATGGCGGATCCTTCGTAAAGAATCCTTATGCCACCCGCGCACAGATAGCAAGCCGCAAGGTAGTCAACCTTGAGGAATACGCAAAGATGCAAGAACAACTAGCAGCGAATGGAGGTACCTTCTATGGCAACAGATATTGATGTGTTAGCTGTGAAAGTACGAAAACTACGCGACAGGAACCATTCACGCGATTCGCGTTGGGCTGACCTTCTTGCCATCCGTCAGGGTGATATTCAGCAAGTATTCCCAGGAATGTTCCCAGATGAATTTCCTAAGCCTATGGTGTCAAACTTCATTGATGTTGCTGCCCGCGATGTCGCTGAAGTAATTGCCCCACTCCCAACATTCTCTTGCATGACAACCAACAGCACCTCGGACCTTGCTCGCAAGCGAGCCGACATCCGCTCTATGATTGCTGCTGGATACCGTGACTCTTGCAACCTTCAGACCTTGATGTATTCCGGCGCTGACCGTTACATCACCTTCGGTATGCTCGCCTTTATCATTGAGCCAGATTATGAGAATAATCGTCCGATGATCCGCATTGATTCACCTATCGGCTCATACCCAGAGCATGACCGTTTTGGTAAGTTGATTTCCTACACCAAGCGTTATCAGAAGACAGTACGCGAGTTGTGCAATGACTTCCCTGAAATGGAGTCAATGATTCGTGGACAGTACGAGAATCGTAACTCTGAGCGTATGCTTGAAGTCTACCGCTATCAGGATAAGGACGAGCTAGTTCTTTTTGTTCCTGAGCGTAAGAACCTTGTTCTTGAGCGAGCAAAGAATACCCTTGGCGAATTGCCAGTGGTTATTGCTACCCGTCCTGGCGTTGACTCTGACGAGCATCAGCGTGGACAGTTTGATGACATTATGTGGGTGCAGGTTGCCCGCGCACGATTTGCTACCCTTCAGTTAGAAGCAGCACAAAAGTCTGTACAGGCTCCATTTGCTCTACCAGCAGATGTGAATGTACTTGAGATTGGCCCAGATGCTACTATCCGCTCTGCCAACCCAGAAAAGATTCGTCGCGTTGGTCTTGATATTCCTAGCGGTATCTTCCAAGAGACAGCAGCACTAGATCAGGAACTTCGAGTTGGCTCACGCTACCCTGAAGGTCGTCTAGGTCAGCAGTCAGGTTCTATCGTCACAGGTCGTGGCGTACAAGCACTTATGGGTGGCTTTGATACTCAGGTTAAGACAGCTCAGGCTGTTATGGCTGAAGTATTCCGCCATGTAATGCGTGTATGTTTCAAGATGGACGAAATGTACTTTGGTGATATTGAAAAGGAAGTACGCGGCGTTAATGCTGGCGCACCTTATGAGATTACCTATAAGCCAAAAGATGCTATCCGTGGAGACTACTGGTGCGATGTCACCTATGGTCTTATGGCCGGTCTTGATCCAAACCGTGCTTTAGTCTTTGGACTTCAAGCCCGTGGTGATAAACTTATCTCACGAGACTTTCTTCGTCGTCAAATGCCATGGGAACTAAATGTCACCATGGAAGAACAAAAAGTTGAAATTGAAGAATTACGCGATGCGCTAATTCAAGCAGTAGCAGGTTATGCTCAGGCACTTCCTGCAATGGCAGCTCAAGGACAAGATCCTTCTAAGATTCTCACCGCTATGGCTAAGGTAATTGATGGCCGTCAGAAAGGTGATTCAATCGAATCAATCGTGGCTGAAGCATTTGCTCCAGAACCACAACCCGAAGTTTCCCCCGAAGTTGCAGCCGCAGGTGAGGCACAAGCCCCTGGTCAGGTTCCTTCAGGGGAGCCTACTGGCCAAGAAGGACAACTTCCTTCTGGTCTAAGCGCAACAGGTCGTATGCAGGGCGTAGCCCCTGGACAACAGGGCATGGCTCCTGGTGGACGACCAGCCCTGCAAACGCTACTCGCAGGTCTTTCATCTTCTGGTTCGCCTGAACTTTCAGCAGGTGTAATCAGGAGAACAGCCGTCTAGTACTACGACTGTTCAACAACTTCCTATAGGAGAAAACAATGGCAAAAGTATCACCAATGACGAAGGCGAGCCTTACAACTAAGGTACCTTCTCCAGCAAACCAAGGTGGACATGGTTCATCTGACGCAACAACACAGAAGACAAAGATTCAGCCAAAGGCATCAGCCTCAAAGTCTGGCGCATCTAATGTGAAGTATTCAGCAATGCCTTCAGGCACCCGCGGATCAAACCCAGGCGCTAAGTAGTTTATGTTTGACGAGCAGAGTGAGGATATTCCGCGTACAATTAGTAAGTGGGATGTCCTTGCCCTGTTCACAGATTCGCTGTCTGATATAGCGATAGTATTTTCTAATTTTTTTGCAGTTCTAACTATGATGTTAGACAAAAAAGCAACTGTCGTGGATGATGAAAAGTCGTTCCACGAGTATGCAGCCCGCACCATCGAGACATTAAGGGAAGGTGAATGAGATGCCTCAGGCAAATAAGCCAGCAACCACTCCATCACTACCAGGCAAATTAGCCACAAGAACCGATGGCGGAATCGCATCAAAGCAAGCACAACGGTATATCTCAGGTATGCCTAATTATGGTGATGGTCAGGATATGATGAATCTCCAAGCTCAAGCACCAATGGCTCAGACACCAGATGTCAAGCCTTTATCTCCGGCAGAAATGGCGGCTGCTCCCGATCAGGGTCAGCCAGCAATGCCAGGAGTAGATACATCACACCTACCTGGCTTGATGGATCCATCTCAGCGCCCATGGGAGCATGTAACAACTCCTAGTAGTGCAGCACCTGAACCAGACCCACGCATTGCTGAGAATGCAGCATTGGTTCAGCGTTACTTACCAGACCTTATCCATGCCACAAATATTCCTGGCGTACCAGACTCATATCGCAAGTTTGTTAACTACCTTACCAAGCAGGCGAATCCTCAATGAACCAATGGGTCGAAGGAACTTTATTCGACAATATAGACAAGTTCGCCAATAGCCTTGGCTATGAAAATGCGAGTGTCATATTGCCGCTATCAATGGTGCCATGGCAGTCAGTAGAAGATCGTAACGCATTTATTACTATGCTTACAAATAAGTCTCCTGCCGCTAATCCTGAAAAGAATTTATCCGAAGTCAATCAGAAAGCGAAGGTTAAATAATGTCGCTTTGGGATGGCTTTGTAAATACAATTAAAGGTCTTGCTTCAGATATTACTGGCATTGGTGCCTCAGTACCACAGGCAGCAATTTCTGCTGGAGCAGGATTGGCAACACCCAAGGTAGCACTTAATGCCGGCGCAGGCGCTCCTTCTGGAGTGGCTGGATTACAAAATGCTGCTCAGGCTGCACTAGCAAAGACAACTCCTAGTGGTGTTAATTCAGCACAGGCTAGTTCAGATATTGCCCTTAAAGCATCAAAGCCAGTAGCTGAAGTATTTTCTAAAGCAGTTAATCGCCCAGTTGCAGCATTAGGTCTTTTAACAGATGTTAATAGCCCACTATATTCCGCTACCGGTGGAATGGGAGAAGGCTTTCAGCCTGCTGACATTATTCGTGCGTATAATCGCTCAGCAAAAGTTTCGCCTTTTCAGGCTCTTACTAAATCAACTATTTTTCAAGATACGCCTGCTGGCTATCTTTCAGACGCTCTTCTCAAGCAAGGTAAAGTTGACTTAAAAAATGTTAACCTTTGGGATGACAAAGATATTAAGAAGAACTTTGTTGATAATACAATCGGCAAAATCTTTACTGGTGCTGGTGACTTTGTATTAAGCAACCTTGCCGGAGCAGGAGTCAGCGGTTTAGCTGGCAAAGCAGCAAGCCTTGCAAGTAAAGCAGCGAACCTTACCACTGTAATTAACACAGAGGCAGATCTTGCTAATCTTGATTCGCTAGCAGATAGCCACATTACAAATCTCAACTCCAACGGAAAGATGGGTCAAAAGACCGTCTTTGGAGCAGATGTTCAGCAGCTTGCTGAAACACAGGATATGAACCTTATTGTTAATAAAGTTCGTGACTATAGCAATAACGATGCTCTTCCTACGCTTATTCAGAAGACAAATAATCCAGCTATCATCAAGGACCTTCTCCTTGCTGACAAGGGATACCAACCTTCTCTTAATAGACTTCTTGACAATTCTCCTGCCGATTTGTGGCAACTTGGAGATGTCAATAGTTATATCAAGGGCAATGTAGCCTCTAGTGGCATGATGCCAACCTACGAAGGCGATGCTCTTACCAAGATTCACGAAGCATACGATCAGTCAATCTCAGAGATTCCATCACACCAGCAAGTCTACGAAGCATTCCATGATGGCTCTGGCTCACAAGTTGTTCAGGGAAATAATTACAAGCCAATAGATCCACCTGTATTTGGTGGAGTAATTGGTGCTGCTCGTACTCGTGCATCTGAAATTGGTTCTGCCCTTACCACTCGTTCATTTGATGAACTTGGTGGAGTATCTGAGACGATTCTTGGCGGAGGGGCTAATCGCCCACTTACTGCACTTATTCGATTTGTTGGTACATCTAAGCCTCGTGGCTATATTACCTATCAGGGTCTTCGCCCTTGGGATGCAGTTACTGAACTTAACGCTATGTTTGATGATATTCGCCTATTCAAGAATGGCGATACTCCTATCACCACAGGATTTGAAATTGTGGATGGCAAGTCAGTTCCAACCACTATGACTGCTGCTGAATATCGCAGTGATGTCATTAACCGTTTTGTCAACGAGATTACACCTACTGGCAAGTACCAACTTATTGAGCAGTTGGACAAGGATCTAGGTCGTCATATTTTTTACTCTTATGGCTATAAGTCAGATGAGCAAATTGCCTCCTTTACTCAGCAAACCCGTGACATTCTCAACGGTATTCATACATCTTTAGCCAAGGATGGCTACGGCTTTGATGGCACTGGTCAGCGTCTTATGGTTGATGCTCAGACACAGCGCCAGCTTGCTGACTCAAGCCCAATGGTTCCATGGGGTAAAGTTGAACGAGACATCCGCGCACATGCCAAGGGAACATTAGTTGGTGGTGCAACAGAGATTCTTCCTGGAGCAGCGCATAGTTTATTTGAAGGATTGAACAAAGCATTCTCAGTATCGGTCCTTGGCCGTCCTTCTTACATTCCTAAGAACAGCGTTGTTGAGCCTCTCATTACAGCATTCCTTTCAATGGGAAATAAATATATTGAGGATTCGGTAGGCACCAGCATATCTAACGCCATGAAGAATAACAAAAATCGTATTCTTCAGTTAGTCAATAAGACAAAATCTTTTGGCGAATTTAAGAATGTCAACAACACTGTTTCTGTTAAGATGGATAATCTTAGCGAGGCTTTGCATATTCGTGATAACGCACAGGCTGCTTTTGAAGATGCTTTTAATACAGATAATCTTTCACCAGCGGCTAAGGCAGAGCATCTTGATACTATCAAAGCAAACCTTCGTGAAGCAGAGCGTCTTGTAGCCAGAATTGAAGCAGACATTAATATTGCATCAAAGCAATATGCATTATCAGACAACATTCCTTCAGTTTATAATATTCGTCGTCGCATTGAATTTCTCAAGAATCAACCTGAAGGAGCAGTTCGCTATGGATCAGAAATCCGTAGCGCTGAACTTATACTTCAAAAGGCTGCTGGCAATATAGCCACCCTTTCTCCTGAAATTGCCGAGCATAATAATACAATTGAGCAGGCTTGGAAATTACTTGATAAAGCAGTTCAAGAAAAAGGCCTTGCTGAAAAAGAACAGGCTGAAATTATTGGTCGTATTGAAGATGCGAAGAAGCGTTATTACGGATCAGCAGAGCCACATGTCTTTAACATTGATGGCAAGCAGGTAACTACCGAGCGTCTATTTGACCCTAATCAATTTGGCGATGCTATCAAGAATGAGTTTTCTAACGAAGACACAATTGAGCAGACATTTCTTAATGAAGCCCGTATTGGCTCAAAGCAAAGCATTCTTAGCCACAAAAGCCCAACCGGTGTTGTAGATGTTAACTCTCCTATCTACTACGAAGAGTTAGCTTATGTAGTTAATCGTCAGATGCGTGGCGACCCACTGGTTGATATGGTTCTTCAGAACAAACCAGTTGATGAGATTATGACATGGGGTAATACCCCTGAAGGCAAGCGTTACCTACGCCAGTTTGGTTATGAGACTGAAGGCGATTTGAAGTCAGTCATTCAGAGCCGCATTGATTTTGTTAACCGCTATGTTCCAGATGCTGCCGCCCGTGAATATGCTTTCCGTGAGCCAGTGACATCAGTTGGATTACAGAAGATGCTTGCTGATAAGCAAGATACTCTTATGCCAATT